AATATATCCCAGCGCGGCGAACCCTTCGAACAAAATCTGTTCTAAGTTCCTAATTCCTTTATCTCCTTGACCTAGATACCACGAATTCCTCCCAGGTTCTAAGTTTTCTGATCTCGACTTCTTAGGGAGATGGTCTTGAATGATCTGGTTACAGAATGCTGCATGACAATCAGGAAGGCTGGAATTCCAAAGTTTAGAATAACAGTTCATCCCGTCAATTTTGCATCTATAAACCTGAGCCTCAACCGCTTTTCTCCAAAATTTAGGAAGAGATCTTAGAACTCGATCAGGGTCACTCCTTGGTATGAGACCACCACCCCCTAACACTCTTGGAAGGTAAGGTTGTATTCCTAGGGAACGAATCTCTTTTGAGATACCAGGGTGAAGGATACTTATCGCATAAGCAATAAGATTGTCCGACACTTTGCCTCTCATAGATTCTATGAAATCTCCCACCCGAAGACAGTTAGGTATTCTAGCGTCAGTTTTGAAAGATTCTCTTTCGAGACTGGCAAAGCCTCTCAGAGATACTGTTGAATACCATGTGAGCTTCGGATGATATCCGGAATAAACCTTCTTGACTCGATATTTAGAGTTGGAGTTGAAAGTGTTAAGATGCGGGAAATGAGATTCAACAGGTTTGGAATCTTTTCCATAGAGTTGGAATTGAGACTTCTCCCATTGGACTCTGAAGAGTTCTTCAGTGAAAACACCAAAGTCTCGAGAGACATAGTGCTTTCCTTCAGAAAACTTACCTCCACATCGAACCACGATCTCCTCGTACCTCTGAATCCGGTGCTCTGGCCAAATCGCAATAAGGTCATCACCGCAGATTCTAAAAGAGTCATCCTTCAAGAGTTGTTCTACAGAAATATCTGAAGCATAAGCAACCCAGCCGAGTTGAATAATGTTCAGTAGGGACCAGGTAGTCGGAAGACCCATCAGGATACCTTTTTTAGAGATACCTCCTAGTCCCAGTAGAGGCCAATTAATCCTCATAGATCCGGTAAGTTGTCTGAATATGCTTTGTGCCCAATCAGGAAGCAAAGATCTTCCTTCTGAGACTTTCACAGAGCAAATCCCTTCGACAACTGACGAAACCAGATCAAGCGGGAGTAAATCCGAAGCAGCTGTTAAGTCGGCGGACAAGACACGATAGGAATCGATATCTTCTCCCGGGACCACCATTTTACTGGCAATCTCCTCAACAGCCCGTCGA